CCTAAATCCAACCAGTTCCTCGCACCCAAGAGCCAAGCTGGCTCTGTGTGCGACCGTGCAATGGTTTCGTCGTCAGCATTCACCAGCTGGACGTTCGGAACCCACTGCCCCGGACCCTGCGCGACTACGCGACTGTACTCCATTAGTACCTCGCGTCTTGTTCGTTCGTCACCGACGGAATCGACTTTCCAAAACTTACGACACGCCTTCTGGCGGCGCCAAAGTTCAGCATTCCGGCCCTCATCCTGTGTCCTGTCCTCATCTCTGATACAGGCCCAGATAAGTTTGCCGGGTGCAATGTCTGATCCCTTTCGGTATACCATCTCTTCTTGAGGGAGCAATGCAAGAGCTCGCCGAAAGAATGGTGATGCGGCACTACTCAGTGTGCAGGAAGGAGCATTCTCTTTCCTCCCATCTGCAGTGATGACACGCAGCATATCCTTCTTGGAGGGTTGTCTTCGACACGATGTCGGAAGGCCCCAACCTCCAAATTCTTCCGGAACAAACCATGGACGGTAGTAAAACTCGTCCAGGCGCTTTCGGTTCAAAGCGATGAAATCGTCGAGGAATTCCTCAAAACGATTCTCCCACCCCCTAACGTAGGACCGCGCGCGTGCGCCGGTCCCAACGTACTCGGGTCGAGTCGACCTTTTCTCAAGGCCGAAATCATCGCCACGATCCGCCTTCCCGCCGGAACGCTTCAAACCTAAAAGAAGGTTGAGGTTCACGTAGGGAATCTCGTCATATGACAATTCAAACATATCAACTTGAGGAGTTGCCTCAAAGAGAATGCTGTTCATGACGAAAAAGCGCTCATCGCAATAAGTCTTGCCAACAGACGGGGCCAGCCCAGCGTCTGCGGCAACTTCTTTCCATCGACTGTACTGATCCGGCGTCGCCTGAAACAGACAGTCATCCCCGTTGATCATCATCAACACCTGTTCGAACTTGCGTTCCTCCGGTGCGATCGCCGCCCAAATCACGGCCGCATTCGCAATACAGAGGATGGGGAATGACACGGGTGAGCCCATGAGTTGGCCTCGCGCCTGAGGGGCGCGTTCACCATCATACTCATACTCATGACCTGTCAATGCCTTCCGCAGTAACCACCAATATCCTACCGGCATGTCCAAAGCGTCGGCAATCTCATCACAGATAGCTTCTGACAGCTCTTCTGCTAGGTTGTCGGTCGCCGCCTTGTAATCACCCGAAACCCAATTCTTCAACGGGCTCAGGTAGCCACCAAAGATTTTTCCGACGTCCGCTCCAGTGAGAGGGCGATCGATGACAAATCGTCTATCTGACCGCACACAATCCCAAAGGAGTTTCTGCACTGGCATCAAAGCATGATATTCCAGTGCCGGACCCTTAGTGACAATCCGCGTTTTCAGTGGTTCTGGAAGCGCGACGGGCGTACAACGCCACCTCGCCTGTTCGACGGGTGGCGGCCTTTCCGCCGCAACTTCTTCAACGAGCCTTGCCTGCAGTCGCACCAGTTCACCGGCCACAGCCGGCGAAAGTCCCATGGGGCATGGTGCTCCTTCGTCCTCGCAATACTCATCGTTGAAGGAGGCACGGAGTGGAACGGGACGAAACACGTCTTTCGACAGACACATTTCTTTGTCCAACCACTCCTTCACCTCAAACATGGCCCCACCATCCTTTCTCGTGGAGTCCATGCTCGCAGAGCTCGATGGCCAAGAAAGAGGTAGATTCTTCCAATCAACTCTTCTCCTGAACAGTCGTCGCACAATTCGTCGTGCG